AGGATGATCGTGGCGTTGAATTTCTGTAATCTTGACGGATTTGGCGGCAAACTCCATAACACGCTTCTTCATCACCTCTGAGTTGTAGCTTGTAGTGACTTTGGCTCCCTGCCAATCAGTAGCGTGAACAAGAGCGACTTCTGCCTTACCCTTACCACTTTTAACTAAAGGCTTGGGAACGGGCGGGATAGCCCCCATAGAAAGAGTTGCATCATAGGCAGCGCGAAATACTGCCTCACCTAATTCCTCAGTTCTATCCTTAGCCTTTTGTAAAGCCTTTTGCGTGTTAATCAGGGCTTTGCGTAAATCGGCTATCTGCGGGTCTGCTTCTTTTTCAATCTTTTTTAGATCATCAGCTAGGCTCATTCAAAACACCTACATTGCTTACGGCGGTGTTTGTAAACTGATGCTTTGGCTACTTTGTAACCATTGCTTTTCAACATATTAAAAATTGATACTGAGCCTATTTTGTTGTTTTCTAAAATTTTATTAAAGCTTGCGCGTTCTTCGTCTTTAATTTGTTGTAAGAATGTTCCCACGCTACATGGGAATCCTGTGGTAGATGGGCGCGATGCCAATTCTTCCATTGCAGATAATAAGTCCATAGAGCCTCCCCTTGGTTGTGCAAATCCTACCAAAGAAAAAAACCCCCACCTTTTATTGGCGGGGGTGTTTTGCGACCTGATATCACTCGGAGTCGTTGTGCTATTCACTTTTTTTTGCTACCCTAGTGTTGGCATTTACCAACGGGCGAAAGCTATCACATTTCCTCAATGTTGTTTGCGTATGGAGTGATAATGTGCGATTCAGCTTCATTGACAGGGCTAGACATGGGGTTGTGGGGTACGGCTAATCCGGCAGTTGCAGAGGTAAGTGCTTCTACAAGATGAGTTGGGTCTAAGGAAAAGTTTGATGCTTTCCATGCGGCTAAACCGGCAACGGCTGAAAGACCAATGGATTTGGCATTGGTAATGGGAAAACGAATCATGGCAGCTCCTTCATTAACGCGATGTATGTGGATTTATCTACGATGCCCGTTTGCGGGCTTCCTTGGCGCTTCTGAAAGGCTTTTAAAGCGTTTATATGGGTAGATGTCCAAGGGCTGTTCATAGCCACCGCAGGAAGCAATCCTGCCTTGTATAGAGCCTTTTCTACGGCTATCTCTTGCGGTGTCTTTTTCTTGAGCGGAAAGTCTGAGGCAGCCCAAGCAGGTGCGGTAAATACTGTAGTTGGCTTTGTGGTTGCAGGAGTTGTGGATTGATGAACGGCTACCCCACCTGCCCCTAAAGCGGTAGCAGCAGCAGTTCCTACGGCAACAGGTTTCTTTGTTGCAAGTGAAGTTGTTGGTTTAAGTGGCGTTGTATAGGCAGGGCGAGCAATAGCCAAAACATAAAGATATGGGCGATGGCGAAGATAGACACCATTGCCATTAGCTTGCGATGCGGTCAGCGCGTGGTCAGGGCTTGTATTTCCTCCAACAGTTGTTATGCCATCTTTGGAAGCATTAACAATAATCTCAACATGATCAGCTTGACCATTTCCCTCAAAGGAAAAGAAAACAATATCTCCTGGCTGACCTGAATACTTGTCAACAATGCGACCTTCTTTCTGAAACCAAGAAAGTCCCGCAGGGCAGTAAGCAAAGCCTTTTGTGGTCTGAGCTGCTACCAAGTTGGATAAATTGTTTTCAGCAAATACCCATGACACAAACATAGCGCAGTAGGGTTCATGGTTCATCCCATACCAAGTGCCATAGGGGTTATCGTTATTTGTACCCTCAACAAATCCAACTTGCTGTTGAGCGGTATTAACGATGTCAAGTGCTGTTGCCATTTATCCTCCAATAAAAAAAGACCCGCCAACCCCTTCTCCAAGGCTGACGGGTCATTTAAGTTTTATTATTTGTTGGCTTGTACCAACTTGTTTGCATCAGCAAGAACAGCATCTACGATTGGTGCTGTAAGTGTTGAAGGTGCGCCTGTTGTTGCATCAATTTGATTGACAAGGCTCTTAGGGTTAATACGAGCAAGAACTGGTGCTAGCAAGCCACCAACTACTGCCTTGAGTGCTACCACTTTGATTCCGTCATGTGGAGCGATTTCATGCGCTGCTAATGCAGCCGCAAGAATTCCATAAATGTAATGCTCGGCAAGGGCTTTCTCCTTAGCCGTAACATGATAACTGAATTTAGTTGCCACTATCTTTCCTTCCTGAAAGTAATGTTCGAACATACTTGGATGCTTCGTAATCGGCATAAGCAGCGTGGTGGATACCCGCCCCCGCAGCTCTGTGATGCTTCATACATAGCCACATAAGATTAGCACCTGATTCAACCCACGCGCCAACTGAATCGGGGTCAGACACGCCAGGGTAATCAACCTCTAGCCATTTCAAATCCACATGATTGCTTAGGGCAAATTCAATGTGGGAATGGTGTAGCTCTAGTCCTCCATCGCACTCAGAGAAATCTTGACGATGTCCTCCGATAGCACAGACGGCTGTGGCTTTAGTGGCTTCGCGGTAGGCGTTAAAATCTTTGTAATGCGGGTCATCCTCGCGTGGTTCGTGCGAAGGATAATGGACAATATATGCATTGGTGATAGCTTGGTCGTGCGCATCCATTATCTAACTTTTTCGTCAGGAAACTCATCTTGAGGGGTAGTCCATCGAATAATGACAGGGACAAAAGCCCCTACGCAAACCTGCCAAAAAAAATGACCATTTACAACATCTTTAATGTGTAAAGCAATTTCAATAGTAAGAAAAGTTTGAAACCATACCCTGAAAATAGATACACATTTCCAAAATAGGGCTTTACCCGTCATATTTTGCCTTCATAACCTCAACATCAATTTTAATGATCTGTTGATTCTCAATAAGCGCATCTACCTTGTTAATAAGACCAGTTTGCCCATCGTTGTATAACGCATATTCAATGCGGTTCAACTTATCTTTAAGTTCCTCTGTGTGCTTGCCAATAGTGTGCTTGGCAATCATACCCATGCCCGCTAATAGTGCGGCGGCTATGAAGAAGTAGGAATATACAATGGTTGCTGTATCTGAGTTCATTTGCGCTCTTTCGAGTTGTAGGAATTAGATTTCGGTTGGTTTTGCTTCTAGCGAAGAAATTGCTGCTTTGAGAATTGCAATCTGTTGAGCTTGCTCGCCAATAATCTCTCGCATACCCTTTAAGATTTCCTCAACGCTCATCTGTGTTTCCATTACTTTGCCTCCAAAGCAGTTAGTCGGTTGTTTATTTGTTGAATTAAAGCTACCATGCCCGGAATTAACATTCTTTCATTCCAAGTTTCAATTTGCCCGTCTTGTATATCAACTGCTATTGGAAGAACAGTTTGTATTTCTTCCGAAATAAAACCCGGTATAAGTTGTTCATAGCGTTGATCTGTTGAAAGCAAATAATCATCGTTATACTTAAAAGCCCTTGGGCGAAGTTTTAAGATTAACGAAGAAGCAAGATCGGGTACTGTATCTAAATCAACAATGCTGTTTTTGTATCTTTCAGATGAAGCCGTTGAATAAGTCCAAAATCCAGAAGTGCTGTTGAAATAACAGTTTGCGGCGCTGCTAGTTCCGGTTCTATTTCCAAAAGCGTTAGCAATTCCGTTAATGGTAACTCCACCGCTGATTGTGTTTCCAGTAGTAGATGAGCTAAATAAGTAAGTGCTACTTGCGCCCATAGAAGCGTTACTTGAACCAACATAAACTTGAGGATATGTTGAACCGTTAGGGTCGGCATAAGTTCCATAGTGCATTAAAACACCATAAGATGATAAAGGCACAATATGGGCTCTTGGAGAACCTCCTACCTTAAAGTCAATAGAGGTATTTGCGCCACTAAAAGTAATTGAGTTAGTAGCGGTTGGGCTTGTAGTAACAGTTACAAGCGTGGCATCAAGAATTCCTGTTGTAATTTTGCCCGCATCAAGGTTGGCAATAACGGTATTAGCAAGAGTGTTTTGTGTCCAAGATGTACCGCCTTGCCCTGTCCATTGAGCAGTAACTACGCCACCTGTTGTATATGTAAACCAAAGGTCACCTGCGGTATTAGCTTGGCTAGTTGGATTATAGGTATTGTAATAAACAGTATTTTTACCATTAGCAGTTGTTTGCGCACCATTAGCAGTTGTTTGCGCGGCTACTGCGGTTGCAGATGCGGCAGTTGCGGCTACATTTGCGGCATCGGCAGTATCTTGTGGCCCACTAGGGCCTGTTTCTAATTTAGTAACGCGGTCAGAAAGCGTGTAGAACATATCTTGTAAATTAACGGGTAGATTTACATACGACATTTGCTCTCCTAACTAACTGTTCCTGCGGCAAGTTCACGGGTAAGAGTAACGGTAACGCGATCAGGGCCGTTTTCCCCTGGGTTCACACTTAAAGCTACAATACGCATAACAAGGTTTAATCCTGTTGGAAAATAGTCATCGGTAATACGAACTTGAACCGTATCGCCAATGCTGTAATCTTTGTAATAATAAGGGTCAACATAGGTTGGGATAACAATTTCAACTGTAGTTGGCGGATAAGAAACAGCATTTAAGCGACCTAGCGTAAGGTTTTTAAGCAGGGTCGTATCGCTGACATCTATGTAGTTGACGGCATCCTCCAATAACGGCCAATCGCCTGTTGTTATTTTGTCTCCGTCAATAGCGGTTGCGGTAAGTTTGCTGTTATTAGCTCCGTAACCAAGTCCATAAAGAGTGTTAGCGGCAGTTTGCCCATCTTCAGGAAACTTGTAAGAGATGATGTTACCGGGAAATTGAAACACGGATGAAGTAGGGTCGCTTGCACTATATGTAGCACCCAAAGGAATTCCAATAGTAAATGTATTTATTAAATTGCCTGTAGTTGAATCAGGGATGATGGCAAAATCAAAAAAGTTCTGAGCTAAATCTTTTACTGCTTGATATACAGACTTAAATTCGTAGTTATGATAAGTGCGGGCAGCAGCATAAGTAGAACTTGGCACAGAATACGCCAATCCTGTTTTGCCATGAGTCTTGCCCTCTGTGTATTGCATTAAACTTTTAGCAATATAGGTTGGGTCATATCCTGTGGCAGTTGCCGTTCCACCTGATGAATAAACACCACCATAAGTGCTATTGACAATAAAGGTAGTAGAGGTACAGGAAACGATTGCTTTGCTGCTAAAGTTGAATCCGCTAGGAGTTACACCCGATACGCTAACAGTTTGACCAGCCACAAAGTTGTTATTGGCATAATAAATAACCGTTGAACCTGCGCCGTTTGCGCCCGTAATTGTTGCGGTATTAGTTGTGTAATCTTTATTATCGGAAATACGGCGGCGTTGGTACAGGCTAAGCATTTCTTGAGCCGTAATATGAAGGATTTGACTGTCTGAATCGTACTCGCGGTTCCAAATAACCCCTGACCAAACAGGGTAACTATTAGAGCTTTGCGTGTCATTGTAGATAACCCACAAAATTGTCTTGCCAGGAATAGTTCCATTATAGACATTAAGATTGGCTGAGTTAATGCCTGATAGCAAAACTTCGCCTTGAAATGTACCAATAGAATTAAGTTGCTGAGTAAAGTTCACATTGGTAAATGGAAGTTCAGCAATAATCGGGTTAGCCGATGAACCTGATTGGTAAAGATTAGTTGTTACATATCGAAATGTATAAGCCATTATACATAAGCGTTTCTGTAGGAAATAGACATGGAGCCTATGCTACTAGTCCAAGTACCTGAACTGCTTGGAGCGATTGCAAGCCATCCTGTTGATGTGACCGTCATAAGGTTTCTGTAAGGAACACCATTCATGTAGATAACCCGTTGAAGTAGGTCAATAACCAATGGGCTTGAAACCACATTAGCAAAATACATGGTCGTTGTGCCATCTCCGATATAGCCACTAGAGCTAGGTGAGGCAATAGTAATAACAGGGCAAGATGTTGCCCAACCGCTATTACTTACGCCAACAACTGAACCTGAAACCGATGTTGCTGTTTCATCGTAATAGCGTGGGTCAGGAAAGAAAAACTCAGCGCGACACATAATATAGCCAAAGCTAAATTCAGGATTGACAGGAGTTGTAACACCGCGAGCGCGACCATACATACGCTTTGGGCCTGTATCGCTTGTTAGTTGAAATTGAAATAGTTGTAATTGGCTAGATGCAGGTGTTGTGCCTGTTGGGTCAACATAGTAGCCAATAGCCTGTGGAGCAAAAGCTGATTGTAATTGCTTGTAGTAATACTGCGCGCTATGGCTAGAGTCACCAAGAACCAATATGTCAAAGGTAACGGTTCTGCCATCGTAGAAATCGCGCCCTGAATATGAGCCATCAATGTAACCGCGATTATCGTCTTGAATTCTTAGCGGAGATGTGCCACCCAAGCCATCAATGTTTTCAACGACATAATTAGTTCCTGCGCCAATAGTAAGACCGTTAAATGCAAATTGATAAACTGAAACTGTCATTATTTGGCTCCTACTGGTATTCCATTACTAGCGGCTTTTGCCAATTTCTTAGCGATATCATTTGTGTTACTAGCATACACGGTGTTGTTTTGAATAACCGTTGTTTTTTTAGCAGATGCTTTTGCAGTTGCAGGAACGCGACTAACGCCCTTACCAGCAAGATTAGAAGTAATAGGCTGTTGTTGCATAATAGATTCAGGAACACCAACGCCCGCACCTTTTGCGGCTGGTTTGGACAAATCATTTTTAAGAACAAAGCCACCATAAATTGCAGCAGCACCCGCAATAGCGGCAGTAGCAGCAGCAACGCTTACTCCACCTGTAGCAAAAGCAGTAGCAATAGCGGCGGTAGCAGCGGCAAGTCTTAATGCTTCATAAACTTTAATAAGAGTTTGTATTGCGGTGACAATTCCTGCAATTTTTGGAACTGACCAAATAACAACAAGTATGGCAGCAAGGGTTTTAAATAATCCTTGATTATCACTAATAATTTTGCCTAATGCTTTAAGGTCGGGAATACCCTTATTGGTAATCCAATCGGTAACTTTAATAAGTGAAGGAACAAGTGCTGTTCCAACTTGAACTTCTAATGCTTGAAAATTAGCTTGAGCAACCGCAATACTTCCGCTTAGGGTGTTCTTAAAAGCGTTAGCAGCTCCGCCAGCCCTATTTTCAATAGCTTGAAGAACCTGAGCAAAAGTCGCGCCTTTAGGAATTGTCTTACCTAAAGCAATACCCAAATCGCCCAAGCCTTTTGCCTGACCAATAGATGCGCGAGCAAGAAGTGTTCCTGCTTCGGCAAGTGAAATTTGCTTAAATCGAGCAAGGTCGGCAGCAGCTCCAAGGCTATCAAGAGCAAGTTTTGGACTACCCGATGCGGCTGTCATTTTAGCCAAGGCATCGTAGGTATCGTTGTATGTAAAACCAAGAGCCATCATAGATTTAGCGTGAGCATCAATAGCAGGCTTGGCTGCATCAAAACTTACGCCTGTATTTTTAACGGCGGTTTCTAAGTTTGCTTGAGATTTTTCTACTGTATCAAGAGTTCTAACACTAGCAATACCAAATACGGCAAATGCTCCACCAAGACCCAAAATAGCAGTACCAGCCATTTTAGAAGCTTTTTCAAGCCTACCTAATGCTCCGCCAGCAAGTACGCCATTCTTTTCCATATTTGCCAATTCAGCATTAACTTTGCCAAATGTAGCAAGTGCTTCTGTAGCTTTAGCCTGAATTTCAAAGATAACCGGTGGAAAGAACTCAGCCATTTGTTACCCTCTCAAACTTAAATGCTTACGCATAATTGCATAAGCGACTTTTTGGAATTTCTTAAATGCCGGTTGCATATAAGGAAATGCTTTACTTTTTGTTTCACCCGACCATGTAGGAGGCGCGTATTTGCCACCCATTTCAACAGACCGACCATAAACAATAGTTGGGCCAACAACGGCTGAGTAAGTAGCAAAACCTTGACGATACTTTTCACCACGAATAGAACGGCGCAAATTGCCTGTGCGGTTCATAGGAGGTTGTCCAGGAGTAGCTTTTTGACCTTTAGGTCTTTCGCCCTTAATCTCTTCCTTGGCAAGTTGGATAAGAGTGGTCATCATTTCATCACGAGCTTCACGAGCGCCTGTATCTAGTTTTGAAGTTGCTTTATTGACGGCGCGCATAACCTCATTGATGTTGCTCGTTATCATTTTCAACCTCTTTAACTATATTAGCGATTGAAATAACCCAATCAACAACATAAGCAGGTTGCTCATCTGTTTCGGTTATTGTCCAACCAAATTCTTTAGCACAGAAATAATAAAAATACTCGTCATCAGGGTATTTATATAGGTTATTGCGTTGCTCTCCCCGTAGCGCCCCCTTTAACCGTTCGAGCCGTCTAAAGGGCTATCAGGGTTCTTTTCATTGGCTTCGGACTTTGTAAAGTCAGGAAAGATTGCAGATTGAACCGCATTAACTTCTGCGGCGATAGCATCGTAGTCAGGCATTTCTAGCTCGTCTAATGATGCGATATGAACTGATGGAATGATAAGGTCAAAACTCCACGATTCAACAAGAACCGCAATTAGACCATCAACCATAGATAGGGCTTGAAGCAAGCCTTCTTGATTTGCTGCTGCCGCAATAACTTTCTTGCGATCTTTTACGCGAAGTGTGCTTGGGTCGCGCAGGGTTACTGTATTGCCACTAGGCAATGTAATTACTTTAGACATGGGTTTCCTTCCAACTCGCCTTCCTAATAGGGTCTGACTGGCGGGGAAGGCGGCCACCAGTCAGACATCTTATCCTTTACTGGAATGTGCCAGAAGGAAGAGCGTTCTGTAGTGTGAACTTGACAGGTGAGTATCCTGAAGTTGCACCTGCATCTGTGGTGTTTCCAAGGCCTTCAATATCAACAGTTACTTCTACATAATCGGTGTTGCGCTCGATTGCGCCAGTTACATAAGCACCCTTTGTAAGAGTGAAGGCAACTTGGGTAGCAGTAGCGCCCGTTCCTGTTGAGAAGTTAAATGTGATTGCTGGCTGTGTATTTGTAAGGTAACGGGTCAATTCTGTATCATCTTGCATGACGAATGTGATTTTACCTTTAGCAGTTAGCGCGCCAAGAAATACTTGATATGGAGCTTGAGTATTGCCAACACCAAAGATTGCTTCTGATGTGCGAGCAAGGTCAAGAGTACCGGTGCGAACATAGGCGATTGTTGAACCGCCAACGCTTACTGTACCTGTCCATACTTGAGTAGGTAGAACGCTTGAGAAAGATGGAGCAGGAGCAGTTGTTGTGCTTGATGGGAAGCCCATAGCCTTAACTGCATATTCCAACATTCCGTCAGCACTAAATGTCAAACCAAAGTTTGTGATTTGGCAACCAGGGTAGTAGCGAGTGTTAGCTCCGTAGAAATCTGTAATGGTCAATGCTTTAGGTTGAGCATCGCTTGTTGAGCCTACGGTGTTCTTGAGAGAAATTGCGTGAGTGTATGGAGCAGATGAACCTGTTGTGGTGACATCTCCTAATACGCCGGCAATCCAGTAACCGATTGTGTCGGCAAATACAGGCCCACCAAAATCAATAGTTGTGTTACGGCGGCCTTGAACATAGTTGTAATTTTCAACTAATGAGCCACGAATACCTGTGTCATATAGTGGCGCAATAACATCAACAGGCTTAAATGTGTTAAGCATTATTGGTACAAAGTTTGTTGCTGCGACAGGAGTACCCTTGGTTGTTTCTAAGGCAACCCCAAGATACGACTTTACGGAATTTTGGGCTAGTGTCATTCTTCATCTCCTACTTTTGGGGCTGGCTTGGTTGATTGTGCTGGCTTTACATTGTGAGCCACAAAGTTATCTGCG